TACAGAACGTCAATACGGCAAGGCATACGGTCGTTGTTGATGTCGTACTGACGAACAACGCGCAGGCTGATACCGTTGTGAACGGCACGAGCAGCCATGTCAACGCCTTGTGGCAGCAACAGGTCAGCAGTGGCGAACGTGATGGCATCCTTGTGGTAGACCAAGTTCTGAGCGTACTGAGTAGAAGCTGCGCCCACGAAGGTCACAGTTGCGCCAGTTGCAGGCAGCACATCCACAGTAGCCAGAGCGTGGTTGGCCGAGTACATCGGAGCAACAGTCACAGTCCAAGTGCCGGACGAAGCAGTGGCGTCAGCCAGAGCAACGAACTGGAACAGCGAACCAGTGGACTCGCGGGTCTGTGGGTTGACAGCATTGCAAGCACTGACTGTGAACACGTCACCAGCTTTGATGGTGGTAGACACAGAGCCTTGTTCCAACAGAATGGAAGAAGCACCTTCGGCGGTAACGCCTGGGGTCTTCACCAGTGTGGATGCGCTTGCGCTACGTGAACCAGTGGTGTGCTGTTTGATCGACTGAGACATGTTGACTTCATCAAAGCCCAACACGCCAGTGCCCATCATGCCGTTCTTGAACTGCTTGGAGATAGTGTCGGTCGGATTGAACAGACCTTTCATACCTTCAACCAGACCGGCGTTGGCCGCAGGGTTTACGGTGGCGTAACGTGGCGACATCACAGCAGCGTTCTCGTTCAGCTTTTGTTGGGCTTGGAGCAGCACCAGCGAAGTCGAAGGAGTGGTGCCAGGCGTGCCAACGGTGTTACCGATGGTTTTGTACGCATTGGCAACGTCAGCATCAATGCTGGAGGCCAACTGGCTAATACGCGGCTTAAGAACACGCTCTGCGAAGTCATCCAATTGCATAGTCAATTCAGCAGATGTGAAGTTGACACCGATGTGCTTTTGGGTAGAAACAGCCAGAGTGGTGAACTGCTCGTTGTCGTCCTGAACTTGCAGGGCGGCACCGTCAGTAACCAGTGCGCGGTCAGGCAGACGGATACGCAGTGTGGAGCCAATCTTAGCGCCTTCGACAGCAAAGCTGTCATCGTACTGACGATTGACGTTACGGGTAAGAACCAGGTTGTTTTCGAGAATCTCAAGCGCTTTGCGCGTGATCATGTCGATGGTAAGAATCGAGTTTGACATTTGTAAATTTCCTAAAAAAAGTTAGCGGATACGCAGTGCTTCTAGCTTCTTCATCTGGCGCGCCCTATCAGCTTCAATCCACTGCGAGGCCGTCATGGTCTTGATAGACCGCGGGTCTGTAGTGTCAAGTGCTGGCGAGCCGGAGGCTCGGGCGGTGACAGGTGAAATCGGCGCTGGCGCTGACGTTGTTCGTTTGACCGGAGGTTCTGCGGCCAATTTGGCCTCAATCTTTCCAATCTCTTTCGCCTGACCGAGTGGCGTCATACGGGCGATACGCTCCGCGTCCTTGGGGTTTGAACCGAGATAGTAAGCTAACTCAGGGCCAATATCCGAAGACTGAATCGTTTCGGCCATCACGTTCGTGATCGGCAGTTTTGGGTTGTAGGCGACTTGTTCAAAGTCATCGTACTTGTCCCGCGCTGCTTCCTCAAGTTCCTGATAGCTTTCAAGAATTTGCGATTGCTGCTTGGCAACTTCACGTTTAGCGATCAGTTCTTCAGCCCTCTGTAACGCCAATGCTTCCGCATAGGCTTCAGTAGACTCAAACTGATCAACGGATGCTGCGGGGGCAGACTTCAACACCTGTGTTTCCACTTGGCGCTGCGCTTGTTCCCGTTCCCACTTACGTTGCTCTCTTGCGAGGCGTTTGCCAATTGCTGCGTCAAGTTCCTCTTGCGAGAATGTCTTGGTCGCTACTTCTGGCGTTTCCGGCGTTTGAACTTCAGTCGCAGGTGCAGCCGTTGCTTCCTGTTCTGGCACGGGTAGTGACTCCGCTGGTACTTCTTCTAACATTTATGAATCCTTGGATTCCTCGGTCAACCTGGCCGATACGGTTTGGGTAAATGTATCAGATTAATCGTACGCTACTGTAAATGCGGCAGAAGTGCCAGCAAGAACAATGTACAAACCTTTGTTAAAAAACAAACCAGCGGGGATGTTCAGATAGGTCGTGCCCGCTGATACGCTGAATGTGTCCGAAATCTTGGGGTCGCCGGTGTTTTTAGCACCCGAGTCATAGACCGTCAAAGTACCGCTTGAAGATGCTGACACAAAGATGCCAAACAGCTTGCCGGCGCCAACTTTAACTTGGGTTGTTGCAGCAGCTTGTGTGTAGTTAGCCATGATGTTTCCTTATGCCAAAAATTTCAGTTTGTACAGGGTTGTAAGATACAACTCAACGATATTATCAATCAATTGCTGTAGCGATGAGTCAGATTTATCGCACACATCGTAGCGGCCTTTTTCAATCTCAGAAAGCTGGTCTTGCAAGAACTCAATGATGTTGGTGGTCTTCTTGGCCGCAGGGATGGCAATCGGGCCGATCAAGCCGTTGCGGCCTTGGTAGGCTTCGGCAAAAGCATCGGCCACATCAATTACGTTGTCGTAGAACGTCTGCAACGCAACGTGTTTGGAATAGCTGCGGGTGTTCAAGTGAACCGAGTGCGCTACGTTACGGCCCAAAAACAGCAAGCCCATCAATTGCGCGGCGGTCATTGTGGCATCTCCATCGGTTGCATAGGCGCTGGCATCTCAGGCATACCGTCCATGCCCACATCCATTTGCTGCTCCGGCATCTCAGGAATGTTGTTCAACTGGCCGTTGGACTCCATTGCGGCGGCAACTACGCCCATAGCAATGTCCTGAATCTGCTGCTCGTTCATGCCAGCTTGCGTGGCGGTGATGCGTTGCGTCTCAGCTTGGTAAGCCTTGATCTCAGCTTCGTAGTCCTTGCGGCGCTGCTCTTGCATCTCAATGGACTTGCCCACGTTCTGGATCATCTGGTGCATCTGCTCCATTTCCTGACCCATTGCTTGCATCTGCTGCTGCGCGGCTTGCAGTTCTGGATTGTCCTCACCATCGCTCATCAGCTTCGGATCAATGGTCTTGGCAAAGCGTTTTGCCATCTCTTGCGCGCCAGGCCAATCCATGTTTTTGACAAACAGATCGCCGGCCACCGCCCACAGTTGTGGGTTGCCTTGCAACAGTTGGGCCATCGCCTCCAGCGCCTCTTGACGCTTGGTCGCGTAGCCTGGGCCGGTGGTAGCCACCACATCGTACTTGCCAACGCCAGGGTTGTAGATTTTCTCCATCACAATACCGCGCTCGTCAACGATCTTGTTGACCGGCTGATCTTGATCAGGGTTGATCTTGACCATTTTTGTCTCGCCATCTTCACCGATGATGCGAGCAATGCGCTGGGTGTCGTAAATTTTAGGGATCAAGTCCACAAGCTGGCGGGCCACATGCCGAACACCACGGGCCAAGTTGTCGCCGTAGTGGTATGTGCCCACATCGCCTTCACGCTGGCGGGCCAAAATGGCCTTGCCTGAGCGTTCGTTGCTGCTCATGCCCAAAGAAGCGTTGTATTGGCCGGTTGTGGACTTAATGTCCTCAGAAGCGCCTGATTTGGCTTGCAGCAGGCCGCTGGAGGCCATTGGTGGTTGTGCCCTAGACGGCAGCGGCAAAACAACGCCTTGGCCGTCTGTGACGTCTGGGTTGACCTCCAGATACGGCCAGTTAGTCGTATTTGCGGTCTTCCACTTGTCTTCGTAGCCTTCAAACTGCCCGCCGTAGCCGATAAACGGTGCTTTGGGGGCCAAGGCCAGCATCTCGGCCTCTTGTGAAACCCAGTAGTTGTACATGCGCTGAGCGTCTTTGGCGTTACGCACCAAGCCCGACACATACAACCGGCCATCGACTTCAAACTCGTTGCCAACGATGCGGATCACGGGGATGTATCTGCCCGCCCAATCGCGCTTCTCAAGAATTTCGTAACCGTTGATCTTGCAGTACTTGACCTTTTGACGGTCGGCCTCGCGGCTTTTTTTGGGCTTGCCGTAGAGGGCTTTTAGCTGCTTGTCCTCGGGCGTGCCCTCAAAGGCAGTCACATTGCCAGGGTACAGGTTCAGCGTAGCGCGGTCAAAGTCGATGTAGTAGTAGTCAGCGACACGGATCGTGTCTTCGTTGAGCCAGTTGCTGATCGACTGATCGCCCACACCCAAAGATTGCAAAGTTGTAATGGGCGCTGCGTCTGGGTACTGACGCTCGTACTCTGCGCGGGTCAGGTCTTCGGTGATGAAACAATACTTGGCGTCCGCGCCGGTAGGGTCTTGGATCATCGGATCCATGTAGACCGAGAACGAGTTGCGAACGCGGCCGATCTTGATGTCTTGGTCAAACGTGTTGTCGTCACAGTACTCTGTGAGCAGGCGCAGATAGCCTTCGCCGTAGGACACTTGGTTTTCGCAGGCCGTGTCGTAGGCCACATCCGCATCCGAAATGTATTCAATGTGGCGAATCATGCCGTTGAAAATATCGGCAACTTCCACATCAGCGTTGTCGTCTACGGGAATAACTTTAGCGCCTGGGCGGTTCTGCCGCTGGTCGTTTGTCACCTGACGCACGTGCTGCGGCAGCTTGTTGATTGTCAGGCATGGCCGTGCGTTGATCGTCTGGCCCTGCACCGCGCCGCGAGTCGCCAGCACATCAGCCGGCCATTGCCAGTGGTTGTCGGGTGAGCCGGCGTAGAACTTCAGGTCGTCTACTTCATCTTCACGCGACTCAGACAGAGCCGAGACAGCCATGTCCAAACGCGAGCGTGCTGTTGCCAACACATCCGCATCGCTTTTGTCTTTGGCCGAACCACCGACAGCAACGGCTGCGGCGGCGACTATGCCTGTTGGGTCTGCCATTATTTTTTCTTTTCTGCTTTACGCTTGACCGAGTAAGCAATTGCCACAGCCTGCTTCACAGGCTTGCCAGCAGCCACTTCGGCCTTGACGTTTTTGCGAAAGGCTTCGGGTGTTTTGGATTTAACGAGAGGCATGTTAAGACGCTCCGTGAATGATCGCAAAGTTAATTACAACCGCTTCGGATAGATTGCCACCGCTGATGTTTCGCAGCGTAATCGTACAAGTGCCCGCGCTCATGCTGCTGATCCAGCAGTTGTACGCGCCCGATGTAGCACCAGAACTTACGTTCAAAATAATCACATCTTTAACGCTGATCAAACTGTTGGTCAGTGTGAAAGTTACATTGGTCAACGTGTTGAGCGTTGCGCCGTTTGTTGTAATTCGGCCCATGCTTGCGTTAAGCGTGACGCCAGTTGACTTGCTTGTCTCTTGAGTTACCGCGCCTTGTCCGGCAAGGGCGTAGCCAATTTCTTCACTGGCATAGCAAGTAGTGAACTCTGGGTCTAGGTACGCAACGCCCGTTGCTTTAGTGTTAGACATTATTTTTTCTTCGCAGTTTTAGCTGACTTTATAAAGTCTTGCTTGGTCGGCGCAGCTTTGCTGCCAACTTTGTTCATCTTTTCGCCAGAGCCGGCTTTGATGCGCTCTTGTTTAGCGTGAATGTTTGCGTAGAGTCCAGGTTTTGTTGCCATGATCAGCACTTCCATCGTTTAAGGGCCGCTTTGGCGCGTTCGCCGTCTTTAGCGTTGGCCGCTACGGCGCCCATTCTTGCACAAAATGAATCCTTGCGGCCTTGATCTGCCTTGGTCTTGGGGTTTGGGGCTGGCGCTTTTAGATTGCTGCCTGTAGCTGCGTTGTATTTGGCTCTACCCTTCTCGGTCAGGCCGGCGCCCTTGGATACGGGCAGTTTTTCACCGCGTCCGACAGACAAAGAAACAGTTTTTTTCGTTGCCATCTAGCTTCCCATCCAAGATGTGTTGGCCGAAGTGTCTGAATACGTCCGGCGGGTGGTTGTGCGCGCATTGTACTCGCCCCGATGGGCCACGGGAAAGGCAAACGTCACTGCAATAGCGTCCGCAGCGTCTGGCGAGGCTAAACCGCGTGATTTCATGTCTTTTTTCGACTCCAAAAAGATTGTTCCACGTGAATCAGGCTTCATCATAGGCGAAATCAAGTCCGTCTTCAAGAACCTGTCGTTCGGAATACTGGCCGTTTTGAGCCATTCCCGCATGTCGCCCCACATTTGCGCCCTCATGTTGCCATACATTATCGGGTTTTTGGACTTGTTGCCAAAATTTATGCCCTTGATCTTGTAGCGCTGCTCCTTGAGCCTGTCCACAATGCCCGCCCCCAGCCCGCCCTCGTCAATGACCACCAGCGTGGGCTTGTATTCCTCAATCGCTTCGATCACGTGCCCGACCACCGTCATGGTGTCATCGCCTCGGTGCCTGATGATCTTCACAATGTCGCGTCCTTGCCTGACCGCAATGACTGTCGCGTCCGCGCCAAACCGCGCCGGATCGACCCCGATCACAATTGGCGCGCTCAAGTCCTGGTACTTGACCCGCTTCATGGCCTCGTCCACCGTATTGGCGCCGATGAACTGATCATCGCCCGCGCTTGGGAACTGGCCGTACACCTCCACGTGCGCCTGACTTGAGTCCGGCCCGTACTCGTCAATGATCTGCTGGTAGACCGCCTTGTCTGTCCCCTCGACCGTGCGGGCGTCCACCACCTTGGTGTTCCAAAAGTCGCGCTTGGAGTGGAACGTCTCGTAAAAATACCCCGTGTTGCGGCGCGGGTTGGAGAACGCAAACCAGAACCGGTTTGGTGTGTTCTCTGTAAAGAAGCCCGCTGTCACCGCCCAGATGGCGTCATCAATACCGCTGGCCTCGTCAAAGATGACCAGCACGCCGTCCATGTTGTGTACGCCGGCGAACGCGTCTGGATTCTCAGCCGACCACAGCCGCCCCTCAACGCCCCAGTACCTGGTGCCCTTACGCAAGTCGCGCTCGACCAACTCGGTCAGCCACTTGGCCGGTTGCAGGCTGGTTGCACTGACTTCGAACCAGTGGCTGTTCAGCCCCATCGCCAGCCACTTGGTAATCTCGGCCCAAGTCACCTTACGCAACTGCGACTCACTGTTGGCCGACACGATGGTTGTCGAGCCGATCCGCGTGGACAGCATCCAGATCACCAGCCAACTGACCAACGCTGACTTGCCAATACCACGGCCTGACGCGACCGCTTCGCGCAAGGTATCAAAATCAATCTTGCCGTTGTTCTGCTTGATGTGGTTTGCGATGTCTTGCAACACCTCGCGCTGCCACTTGCGCGGCCCACTGAAATGCTCCAGCGGCGTGCCTTTGACGCCCCACGGGAACAACAGCATCACAAACGCCAGCGGGTTGTCCTTGATGGCTGGGCTCCACAGCCGCGCCATCAACTCTTGTTCGTCTTCAGCGCTGTACTTGGTGGACTGCATTGGTGGCTTGGTTGATGTTCATGTCGGATATGTCGCGCGCAATAACGTCTATGACGCGCCGCTCGGCTTCGGCCAAGGCGGCGGTGATCGAGATGCGCTGATCCACATCAATCGAGATGGCCTGCTTGGCGACCCAGCCGTGGACGTGTTGCAGTATTGCCAGGCTGGCCTTGGCGTCCCCCTCGGCAGCAGCTTTGTGCAGTTGGCGTGAGGCTTCTATCTCGCCATCAGCCTTGCCCTTTAACGCGGCGACCTCGGCAATCGGGTCAAGCTGGCACAGTTGGCGGTACTCGGTAGGCAACATGCCCGCAGCCATAGCCAAGCTGTCGCCTTTGAGGCCCAACTTGGCAGCATCGTAGATTCGGTTTAAGCGCGCCTCTGTCGCTTCGACTTTGCGCGCCTCAAATGGAAGCGAGTAAAACATGGATTCTCCAGCCACGGGGTGCGTGTGCGTGGATTTTATACTAAAAAAAATTTTGTTTGCAGCCCCTACGCCACCGTGGCCCACTGGCCGCCGGCCCTACCCCCACCCCCTAAGTTAGTGAGCACTTACTTACAGCTAGGGTATGTGAGCACTCACTTACAAGTTAGTGAGCACTCACTTACAATTTGGTGAGTGAGCACTCACTTCACATGCCGGCCGGGCGTGGACCATGTGGACATGTCCACCGGTATCGGGCCAATGCATCACCAGGCACCGGGCCGGCGCGCATCACCAGGCGCGCGCATGCCGGGCGCATGTGGGCATTGTGGACCATGCAAAAACAAATTGTCCACATGGTCCACATGCATCCGCCGGGGCTTTTTGGCGCCGGTGACGTGTGGACAATGTGGGCACTTTGGACCGTCGTTTAAAATCGGCGGGCTATAACATTGTATACAGGTATTGTATACACTTTTATAGTTTTCTTATTTTCATATATATATTGTCCACATTGTCCACAAAGCCCCTTTTTCACTGGCGCGCCATGTGGGCAAATCATGGCGCGCGCCATGTCCGCAATTTTGCCCACATGGTCCACAAAAGTGTAAGTTAATTGTTTACATAGGGTTTTGCTTACAACATGTAAGTTATTGTTTTACAACGACATTTCAAAAGCTGGCACGATTCTCTTATGCTATATATATGAAAGGGTCAGATTTTTAACACTACTTAAAGGACAAACGACATGACACGCACACAATACAAACTGCACCAGCGCTGCATCCGCGACAATGGGCTTCGCTACACGCTAGCAAATGTCAGCGTAGGCGATAGCTTGACGCTAGCCAAGCTGCACCTACTGGCGAACATGGATGACATGCTAGCGTGGCGCGTACGCTGGATTAACCAGAGCGACACGACACGCGCTAATGTGATCCGGCTCACCAGTCCGCTATTGTAAGGAAATCATGTACACTATTAATCAATCAACTAAAGGGGCACAACATGACATTCGCATTTATTCCTAAAGCCGCATACAAAATCGGCCAAGTGATCCAAGTACACGGCGCGCCTATGCGCGTTGAAAGCTACACGCACACAGGGCGCAATGTGACGGCCGTTACGCTACCAGACGCGCCGCGCTTTAAGCGCATCGTTTGTATTTGCACCGACATGCCGGCCATTGAGGGGTGACAACATGCAACGCAATATTTTCACTCGACGCGGCCGCTTAGCGCTCGCTATCGTCAACACGGCCGGCGCGCTATTTTTTGTGGCTTGCTTGCTAGTGCTTATGCTGGCCTATTTTGACGTGTTGATCCCCTGATTTTCAGTCTATGCGCCACATGCGGGCGCATAGGCGGACAATCCGATCCGCTAACAGTAGAGTAAATTACATGCAAAATTTTCTAGGCTATATCGCGTATGAGGGACCCTCGCAAATCGACGGCGCGCCCATTGTCGTTATCGTTAACAAAATCGACGGGTCCGAAAATGCCAAAACCGGCGCCATTGTGCAGAGTTTTATCATTCGGTCCGACGTCGCACCGACGGACGCGCTGAAAACCGGCGCCGATGCGTCGATATGTGGCGCATGCGTGCATCGGCCGCTATTGGCAAAAGACAATGGCGCGGCCCCGTGTTACGTTAACGTGGGCCGCTCGGTCCGCTCGGTTTACGAAGCCTATCGGCGCGGCCGCTATACAAAAGCGGACCCGGCCACAATAGCGCGCGCGTTAGCGGGCAAAATTGTCCGGCTTGGCACGTATGGAGACCCTGCGGCCGCGCCGGTCCGCATGTGGGCGCAAATTACCCGGTACGCGGCCGGCCGGCGCGGATACACGCACCAATGGGACCGGCCCGGCTTCGACGCGGCCGCGTGGGCGCCGTTAGTTATGGCGTCGGCCGATACGATCGACGAAGCTGCAAAAGCTAATTTGCTTGGCATGCGGGTTTTCCGTGTGAGCATAGGCGTCGATAAGCAAGCCGGGGAGACAATTTGCCCGGCGTCGGCCGAAGCCGGCCGGCGCGCCACATGCGCCAAGTGCACACTATGCGCCGGCACGTCGATACAGGCGCGCGACGTCGTTATTGCGGACCATGCTAGCGGGCACGCCCGGCGCGTTATCCGTATTGCAGCATGATCAAAATTAAAACGACGCGCCCGGTTGGCGCGCGAATTGCAGACATCGGCGCCGGCGGGCGCGAATACAACATAAGGACCATAGACATGAATAAGTTATTCCCCACAATCCCGGCCGGTGAACCGGTCCCGTGTTTTAACTGTAACGGGCCATTGATTGATCAATCAACGGTCCCGGAACCCGCGCCAAAACGCGGGCAGCGGCGCGCCTACTGCAAAGCGTGCGACATGTTTACATTTTTTGATAAGGAAATTACCGAATGAGCTACACAATGAAAAAATCGATTAGCGGGCTTTCACTCGACGACATAAAGCGGATTTATGACAATAACCCTAATATGACGTTGAAAGAGTTATCGAATTTGACGGGATACGCTATCCCGTTTCTTAAAAAACTCTTATTGGGCGCCTGACAATGTCAGTCTATGCGCCGGCTCACGCGGGCGCATAGGCGGGCGAATTGTCCCGTTATTGGAGTAAATTACATGATCACAATCACGCACGGGCGCGCGCGCCTTACTGTACGGCCTGAGAATGCAGAACCGATTCGGGACCTACTGGCTAAGATCGACAAGGGCCGGCGCATAAAAATCAACCGGCCTAAGGGCGAAGCAAAACACGATAGCAGCAAGCGCGACTACCCGCAATTTAACCCGGACTGCATGCTAACCAGTGACTACATAACGGCCTACACGGCCCTGAACCATGCCCGGCTGCACTTGGCGCCCTGCACTATTGAACCCGCGTTAAATCGCACGCCGGCCGGGCTGGACCCTGCTATCCCTGAAGTGCTTGCGGAGGTGGAAGCATGACCTACGAAGTACAAACCCGCATGTGCACCAATTGGGAAAATGTCTGGACCGACGCCGATAACGACGTTTTAGTCACGTTTGAAACCTACGAAGCTGCACAAGCAGAACTCACGGGTTACTTGGCGGACCTCGCGCATTTTGTCAAAACGGGCGACTTGACAGACTACAGCCCCGACGATTATAGAATTGTGGAGGTGGCGCCATGATCGATATGCGGGTCCCGTCCTACGGGTTAGTTTTGCAACTATTGAATGCGGCCCTTTGCGAGTTATCGCACAATGAAACCGACGAAGCTATTGCCACCATTGAACAGGCGCGCACGCTGCTGGAAAGTCTAGGGGTTGACGCATGACCCTGTACTCAATCCAATTATTCGCACCGGGCGCCCGGTACAGTCGGGCCGTCGGGCGCCGTCTGGTGCCCCGGCACCGAGCGCAGCGCATCGCTGCATGGTTCAAGCAGCGCGGGCGCGACGCGTATATTGCACCAGCGAGGGTTATCAAATGAAAGGCGTGCCATATGTTGTGCGAGGGTTAACCCTAGAGTGCGAATTCGAATTTGAGGCCGGCGAACCATCTAATATTGATGAGCCGGGCTGGCCGGACATTTATACGCTGGTGGGCGCATGGTTGAACGGGGTTAACGTCACGGCCATCATTGATCCGGCCATTGTTCAGGAACTAGAAGAGCGGGCGCGGTGGCCGTGATTCTGGCGGTGCTGGCGGCCGCACTACTCGCAATTATTCTCAAACTATAAGGGGCCCAATGGGCCCCTTTTTTATTTCACCCGGACCAAGCCGGCCGGCGGTGCATCCTCGACCATACGGCGCAATTCTGATTTTGGCCGGTCGGCCATGTCGGGCGCGCAATAGATGTGCTTTTTGGTGTCATAGTCCCGTGACTTCAACCGGCCACAATCAACCCATCCGGCCTCTTTGAACGCATGCAGTAGCGCTTGCTGGGGCACTTTAACGCCGGCGGGTGCTGACCCTGCCAGCCGGTCGCAGACCGCGTGAAAGGGGCTACCAATGACGCCTTTGCTGAACTCGCCCACTTTTAAGCGCATGGCCTCGACAAGATACGATTCTGCGATGCTTAAGCCATGCTCGACTAGGTTCAGCTTGAACTCGGTCATCATTGGCGCTGCACCAGGATTGAACGCGCTCACATCACGCGCCGCTAGCCATGCACCTATGGCCGCGAAGCCGCCGGCCTTGTACCATGCCCACATCTTGGCGGCGGCGTCTGGGGTCATTCTGGGGGCGTGTGACCATACGCACATCCAGCGGCGATCCTGACTGTCTAAGCTGATGGGCACGGGGTCATTGGAGAACGCCAGCACGAAAACGCGGTTTGCCATCGCGTATGGGTGTAAACCCTTGCGGTTGATCGTGAGCATCTCGGGCGGCGCTGCAATGATAGGTTTCAAGCGGTTTGCCAGCGCGCGCCTTTCCTTGGCGTCTGGCTCTTTCAATTCGTTGAGAATCAGAATTTCAGACTCCAGAGCGTAGCCAAACTGGCTGCTCATGGTGTCGTTGTCCAGCAGCCCTCGGTTCTTCAGGTGGGGGCCACACACTGACCAGATGAACGGCGCCCACATGGTGTCTTTGCCTGACCCCTGATCGCCGCCATGCAGAATGGCATGGTTAACTTTAATCTCGGGGTGTTGCAATTTGAACGCCATCACATCTAGGACATGCTCTAACTCTTTGGCCTCGGGCACCAGCAGCCGGCAATGCTCAAGCCAAGGGGTCACATCACCGGCGGCGACTGCTGGCCGCGCATCGCGCCAGCGGTTGCCGTAGATGTCGCCGTCTCTGGTCACCAGCACCGACTCGCCGGCGGCGTAAGTGATGCCGACCAATGCCTTGGCGCCCTTGGCTTGGCGGTTCTCGTCATAGCAGATGGACGCTTCGATCTTGCGTCCGGTGTGGATCGACTTGCAACTGATGTGCCTGAACAGGGCGTTGAAGGTCTGGCGGGAGACTTCGCGCCTGTCTTGCATGTCAAAATAGCTCTCATCGTCCTGAATGTAGGCGAAGCGCTCGTACCAGTCGGCCTTCTCAATACGGCCTAATTCCTTGCGCTCTGTCTCTGCGATACGGGCGGCGGCTTCGTCTGTGAATATGTCGTTCGGCGTCAGCTTGGCAAGCGCGCCCTCCATCGCAGCGGTGAACAGTTCCTCACGCAGCCCAGGCGTGTGCTTGGGGCCACCATTCTCAGCCACCCATTCTAGGAAGGTGCGGGAGTCTAGATCGACACAATGGCCGTGCAGGCAGCAGTAGGCCCGATTGGCCGGCATGTAGCGCCCCTCTGGGTTGCCATCGCTATGCTCAGCAGAGTTAGGGCAGATCACGCCAGCCCAGCCCTCTTGGTTCGGTTTGGACAGCAGCAGCCCCTGCGCTGACAGCCAAGTCATCACATCGTCAGCGCCATCGTCACTGATGCGGATGGGGCGCAGGGTCAGGCTGTCGGCAGGCGCCGGCGTCACGCCAAGCGCGGCGCATATCTCGGGCAGACTGTAGTCACGCTCTGGGTGGAACTCGACCAGACGGGCTTCAAAGTTATCACGCCCAGGCTTCAAATTGACCGAGCCAGGCAGACGGAAGTTACGCACGGCATTGATGGCGCCAGGGTCTGTATAACCGGCGTCTGCGATGGCCTTGATGGCCGCGCTGAACTCGCCCTTGGTGGGCTGCTCGTTGAAAGCGTAGCCCCACTGAAACGAGCCGGCTGATGTCTCCATGATCCAAGTCGGCGGCAGGGGCGGCGTCTTGCTCTTGGTGCCTATGTCGTCCAGCATCATCACCAAGATGTACTCGCAGTTGGCGGCGCTGGCGCTGACATGGCCGTCTTTGAAGCGCTCCACGATAAAGCTGGCGGTGTTGCCATACCATGACTCGCCGGCCTTGGTTCTGTGGCTGGGCAAGAACGCCGGCCAGGTGGCCTTGACAGCCCCATCGGCGTGAAAATCCAACGCCCCGTCTTTTAATTTGGGTTTTTGCCTGACTATCAGGGCTGTTTCGCCCTCTGGGGCCAAAGATGCTATAAACTCGATCATGTTGTCCTTCTCCTTGAAGTTGTAGCCCCGGCCTTACCGCCGGGGCTTTTTTACGAATACCTTGTTGTGGTGACACCTTCAGCCGCCAGCGGCAGGCCATCGGCCCAAGCTGGTGGTTCGCACATGACGCGGTGCATGGCTGCGCTGACTGACTCGGCCACGGGGGCCGGACACTCAGCAACAATCTCATCATGTACATGTAGGACGACATCATCTATCTGGCGCAGCGAATGGCGCAAGATGTCATGGGCCACGGCCTGCGTTACATTCTCGCAAGCCAGACCGCGCCACAGGCGGGCACGGGGCCATTCTTTGGCATCGGCGGCGGGTTTCCAAGCAGCTTTGGTGTATGTCACATTGCCTTCGTCATCGAATTTGGCGTTGGGATAGCACAGCACCCTGCCGGAAGGAAGACTGTACCAGAGCATCTGGCCGTCAAACATATAGGTAACCCGACCCGCGCTAAATTCATGGCCTTTATTTCGCATG